TAATGCCCGCATCGACAGCGTACTGCTGCACGAAGTTCACATCTTTGTTTTCAAGAAACTCTTTATAGTTCGTGGTGATGATCTGAAACGAGAACGGAGCCAGATAATCAGTAGGCACACTAAGATAAGGGTCACCAACAGTAAGCTGGGCTGTGGCGTTCTTGCGGAATAATTCAAGATCAACAAGGGTAAAAATACGGTCTTCTGCACCGCGAATAAATACCGGCAGGTTTGTTACAAAAGATGTTTCCGAATTTTCCGTAAAATCCTGAATCGCTGTTTCTAGCTGTGCATATGTAAAGCTCATTTAACTCACCAAAGTTACCGGCCCCGCGGTCGCATTTTGACCGCCGCCTCGTGTGTTACCGGCTGCCGATGTTCCCGTGGCGACCGTAAATGTGTATCTGTCTGCGGTGGCAACGGTGATAGAATACCCCGAAGCATTTTCCAAAACCAACTTAGTAAACCCATCAAAACCAAGCACCTCTCTAAAACGTACTACATCCGAAGTAGACCGCCCATGCGCGGGCTCATACACCGTAATCGTTTGTGTCCCCCCAACCCCGCTAGTAAAAGGGTTGTACGGCAAAAGCCTAGCAACTTCAGGCTCCACTCTATCTGGTCGGGCATCTTTTAACGCCTGCGGGTCTACTGTTCTCGGGCGCGGCTCTAGTTGCTTGTGTTTAGACTCGTACTCATCTCTGCCCACCAGAAGCCCGTTCCATTCGCGGCGCATGTCTTTATACCGATAGCGGAGGCCTGACCGGTCTGAGATAGAAAACGCGTTTTTGCCAACTGCAAATTTCCCCATTATCCCGCCCTAAAATACTCATATTGCGGAACTACGTTAAACGAAGCCCTGTCGCGGTCTTCTGACATAGCTCTTTCAAACTCTTCTTCGTACACAGCTTTTAATAGCTGCACCCTGTTAGGTGCTCTCTTAATTGAAATGTAATAAGCTAACCCCGCCGCCAAACACGGGTAAAACCGGAATGGAACTTCCATCGTGTTAGTGGCTTTATCCGCGTCATCCATACGAGTTAAAGCATCATAGTAAACCACATCAGTGCTGTTGTCAGGAACTGGCCAAAGCTTTAGCTCCGGGTCAATTTGCCGATCTAGGAAAAACTGTGTTACCCGGCCTTCCGTGGCTTTTGTTGGAATATTTAAGTAATCCGCGCGGCTTATGCGCTCTAACGTATAGTCTGTACCACCCCGTCTAACAACAACAGAGAGGATGTCAATTACATCGTTAGTTAGTGTGTAGTTTCCTGTGCCGGAAACAAGCGCTTGGCTGCGCTGCGTTATAGTCCACTGATTTAAGCCGCGATTAGCCCACTCCGCTAGCATCAGGTTGAGCGAGCGTTTGGCTGATTTTAGATCATACCCTGTGCGAACTTCTAACCCGCAACGCTCGAACGCTTCCTCGACGTAGTCGGCAACGTCTAGCTCAAAGTTTCTGCTTCCGGAAGTAGCCATTTTACTTCTTTACCATCCCGCCGCCGCGCATCTTTTTAACCATGCCACCGCCGCGCATCTTTTTAACCATGCCACCGCCGCGCATCTTTTTCGCAGGCGTCTTTTTCGCAGCTATTTTACGTGGTTTCATCGCCATTTTTCAGTCTCCTGTATAAATTTGATCTGGTTTCAAATATCTCGGCTACATTGTACTCTTCCAAATAATTGTCATAATAGCCTTTTTCCACCAATTTGTCTGCTGATTCTTGTACGGTGCTTAGTCTTTGCACAAAAATCATGGCATACTCGTCATCCACCATTTGCATAAAAGATTGGTCGTCAATAAAATCATTCGGCTCATCATGCGGGTGAAAACCCATAACCCACACATCTTTATCAATAAATATACCTTCCGCGATAGCCCCGTTTACCCCCTCCAGAAAAGAGTGAAACTTTTGGGGATCTTTTTCAAACTCCATGTCAACAATAAGAACTAAGTCTAAGTCATCTGACCATTGCGATATGGTACTGTACAAAGCTTGAAAGTTGTTCTCATACTTAAATAAAATAGCTACCTTGTTGTCTTCCCACGCTTTTTTTGCGTAAGGGCATGGCGGTAACCCGTTGTAATACGGGCTCGGTTTTTGCAAAGTATGGTCAGACCATGCCATTATTTCTTGGCATATCTGTTTTTCTTTGCCTATGTTAAAAACCATCATGTTCATGCTTGTGATACAGAGCCTTTCGTGCGTTTCCGGCGGTTGCTCATAACAGCCCCACAACCCCTAGCTACGGCTGTCCCCGAGGGACTTGACCCCCTAAACGGGCGTTTTGCTTTGGTTTCGTAGCCAGCTACGCCGCCGAGCGCCATTTTGCTTACTTTGGCAGCCTTAGTGTTTGCCACAACCTGCTTTCCTTCAGCTCCTCCACGCTTCTTTTTACGCGCTGTCGAAGCGCGTTCAGACTTGCTAAGACTTTGAGCTTTACGTCTAGGCAGGCAACGGTCAGGGTTACGTTTATTTTTTGACGTACCACATGCGCCTGAAATTTTGCCCGAGCTATCAATTCTGACCCAGTCTTCATCTAACCACTCCTGTAATTTTCCCATTATTCACCCTTTCGCTTACCGCCTTTAGACTTTTTGGCGTAATTAGGGTCTTTACAATACTTTGATGCGGCTAAATTAGCATAAGCACTAGGGTAAGTGTCAAAAGTTCTTTTTGCCCACGCTTTGCCTTCCGGGCATATCTTACTGCCCTTGCTTTTTGAAGACGCGCTTTTTGACTTTCTGGAATAAGCCACTACAACAACCTCTGCAAAAATGGGGCAAGTACAACTAAACCGACTATCCACCAGAGCCGGTTATCTAATTTTTCGAGCTTGTTTTGAATTTCTTCGTAACGCTTATCGCAAGATTCTTCGTGCTTTTCAAGCTGCCGCAACACCTCTTCTGGAGTCATTTCCACCTCACCACGCCTTACAAGACCAGTATCTGGCCGAAAATTTATCTTTCGCGGTATCACAATTGTGCCGCGCTCTAAAATTTGATCTACGAGCCGGTTGGTCTTTTTTAATTGACATGTTTGGATCCCCAAAACGAACCAACTTAATTTGGTCACCTTTCTTAGCCAAAACAGCACTTTTCTTTGACTTACCGGGAGTACGTTTAGGTTTGTTAAAACCGGCAAAAGTCTCTCCTCTATATTTAATTTTTCCAGAGGGGGTTCTAGTTACGTTTTTTACTGTCGCCATAGTTCCTCACTTAAAGAAAAACGTCATGCTTGTAACATTAGTAAACGTGGCATGAATGTCGGTGTTAAACCTTACGCCTTCCTCTCCAATCTGAAGGTCCCCGGTAGAGTTTGAATGAAAGTCTAAAGAAAAAACGACAGCGCCGGTAGCACCGCCGTCTCTCAGTACAACCCCACCGGTAGCCCCCGCAGTATGGTAATGGATACAAACTAACCGGCGAGGGCCACTTGCCACAGTTCCTGTTGCGGTAACATAACTTGCTTTAATATCAGACCCAGCCATCAAATTGTTCCTTAATTATAAAACACGGTTACCGCAGTACAAGCGGTAAAAGCAGATACATAAATATCTGATACCCGAATGCCGTCCGCTGGGATGTTTACTGAGTGCGAGTCAGATGCAAGAAAGTCCAAGTCCAGAACTGTCGCGCCGCCATTACCGTCAGTAATGGTTAAGCGTGGAGTGCCTGTTGTGGTCAAAACTTGTATCTGACGAACACGCGCAGGGCCGACACCGGCAGAACCGGTAGCCGTCAAGCGCGTTGCTTTTACGTCAGAACCTGCCATTACAGCCTCCTATTAAGCGGCTGCTACTGCGCCAGTGTCTACACGAATCCAGTTAGTGCCGTCAGAAAACACAAGGTTGCCGGTTCCAGAGCCAACGCCTTCAGCCGCTTTACGGCAGTCTGGTGAAAATACAATCGCGCCCCTGTTTGCGGCAGATGCAGCAGGAAGCGCTCCGACATCTAAGATGCCTAAAGTGATAAGGCTGTAGTCAACATTGCCTGATGCGTTGTCGATTTGAAACCCACGTTGCGAAACAACGGGGCCGGTAAAGGTGGTAGTAGCCATGTGGA